GTATAAGCCCACATTACCCAAGCAGTAGCCAAGAAAGCTAATGGCTAATCCCACGTCGCCTTTCACGAACAAACTGCAGGCAATGTAGAAATAAATACAGCCAACAAAAGCAATCAACCATGCGCTCATTTGAAGTCATCCTTTTCAGTTTCTTTGACCTTAACTAACTTGGGCTCACCCGCAGGACGCACAACCAAGTCACCCAACCAAGAAACAACCAGGCCCTTGCCGGCCAGTTTTTCCAAGGTTGTCAATGACTTCAGCTTAGGTGCCTCCCATAGTGCACCGGCGTCGATACCCTTTTCCTTCAGCACCACAGAAGCCAGCTCATGGTCCGTAATTCGTCGGTGAGTCACAGTTACCCCAAGTTTGTAGCCAACTGGAACGATCTTGTGATCAACCGCACGGGTCACTGCATATGCTTCGACGTCGTTGGCCCAAGTTTTCAGGCTCTTGGCCTTGCCTAGGACTTCGGAGAACTCTTCGCTCGTGAGGAGCGCGGGCTCTTTGAATTCGAGCTTGGCAAGCTCTGTGTTGTAATCGCTTCGAGCCCGGCATTGGGCTTTGGCTCGGCAGAATTGGCACCACTCGCCTGAGAGGAAGTCACCCGCGCCGCTCCACGCTTTCTTGGCTTTGGACTTGACGTAGTAGTTGGCCCAGTCGACGAGTTTGTCGATGCTTGTTCCGTCTGTGGAAATGCTGTCAAGCCGGGGCTGATGGATGGTGTAGCTGACTTCTCGGATCTCGGGGAAGCCTTCTTTAAACTTACTCCACGCGCCAAGTGCGTAAAGTCGGAGTTGAGGGTTGTCGACTGCGTCGACGGCGATCCCTTTGCCAAACTTGAGGTCGATAACACGGATGGCGTGTTTGGAAAGAATGACGACGTCCGCAGTACCAAAGCCGTCAGGTACCCAGTCGCTGAAATCCACGCGTTGTTCAAATAGCGGGGTATCGCCTTCGCCGATTTGGCTGCGGACATAGAGAACGTAATTGTCGACATGGGCCTCAAACTCTTCGTTAAAGTAGGGGGTTGCTTTGATGATTTCATATTCTCGCTCGTATTCTTCATAACTAATTTGTTCAAAATGGTGGCGCAGTTTTACTTCAGCAAGAGAGTGCGCCGTAGTGCCCTCCTGTGAAAAACTGAACGCGCCGCTTTTACGGCCCTGTTCAGGGAGGGTGGCTTCAAGCCGGGCACTGGGGGTGCAGGATAACCATCGTTTTGCCCCCGATGCTGAAAGTAACGCGTGTGCTGCCATTTTTACCTTTTTAGTGTTTAATCGTACGTATATTAATGCAAAGAAAAAGGGGCCCGAAGGCCCCTTATTGGATATTTATTTTTTATTTTATAGGGCGGTTATGCCGCACCTTTGAGTTGTTTGATCAGGTCACCCACCGCGCCACTGAAGTCAATAGACACCTCGGCCTTCAGGTCTACCTTAGAGTCGCGTGTTTCGCGGTAGTCGTCTGGATACTGGCCTCGCAGGGCAATCTCTGCCAGACGGCTGTTAAACAGCTTGTTCTCCACGTTGGCAAGGATCTGGGTCTCCCAGAAGGCTTGGCCGTGGACTGTAGCCATATCCAGCGCCTCGGCAAAGACTGGGTCGTCTTTCTTCAAACGGGCCGCTGTGCCCTTGCTAATGCCCAGCTGGGCATACATAGTCTTCTGGGACGCGCCCTGCTTCCCCAGCTCGATAACTGTATCGGCGTGGGCTGGAGTAAATTTAAACAGTGGTTTTGTTGCCATGATTGTGATTCCTATTATGGACAATGTGTAAGCTATATGTCTACAATAGCGTACACATTGTATTGTTGTATGTGTTGTTGGTGAGTGTGTGCGTTCAGGGCTTATTGCATTCCTCGCAATCACATCTCCATGGTCCCGTTACATCGCGCCATGCCCGGAGCTCACCAACACGGCTGGGGACTAATCATGGATGAACCCATATTGGCGTCAATCCCCATGCGTATTGGTGCCGTCTCTCCGGCTGTCTCTTGGTTTGACCTTCAGCCTCCCAAGTTGAGACTCCGTATCGCACGACTTTCGGGAAGGTTCCCCTATGTTGATGTGCTGCAATCCATTCAGAGCCTGTGCAGCGGCGCTCACCCTTTTCACCAACACGGCTGGGTACTCGTTACAAGCGATGTGCTTGGTTGGTTGCCGCCACGTCTCGCGACTAAAGTACCCATGCGTTTTGGCTCCTCAACGTGGGCTCGAACCACGGACCTTCTGATTAACAGTCAGACGCTACTACCGGCTGAGCTATTGAGGAATTAGTACAGGGATTCCACCTGAGCCCACATCTCTTTTACGTCTGCGTGTCCAAGACGTTTCTCTATCTATATTAATGCAAATTACTTTGCAGTTTCGCCCTTGGCATTTTGGTTGTTTTTCATGTTGTCAACTTGCTGGATGATGGACTTAATCTCTGGCATCGCCTGGTTCAAGTACGTACGGGTCAAGGCTTCTGCCATGGCCGCGCGTTTGGGGTTCAGGGGATTGCCCTGTGCGATACCAGAGTTTACCATAAGGTTTTTAAGCAGCTGACTCATCTTTGCCCCCATTTTCTGCGTTGAATTTCTGAACCTGTGGGCCAACCTGCATGTGCATGTCGTTGATGATGTTTGCCCAAGCCATCACGGGTGTGGTAACTGGGCGGTTCATCATGTTGATGATCTCGTTGATGTTTTTCAATGTGTATACCAGTGTCACCACGTGGTTTTCAAGCGCTGTGTTTTCTGTTTCGGTTTCTGACATTTTATTCACTTTCTTTCTTTACAAAACTGTTTGCCGCAACGCGGCCGTTGGCGATCATCACCTCAAAGCCATCCCACGTGCGTTGGCCTTGGAGGTTAATTAGCTCGACAATGGCGCTCAATTTGTTTGCCATTTGGTCTGTGCTAAATGCTTCAGCGCCATCCATATACTGGCGCGCAAACTCTTCGACTACCTCGGCGATATTCCATTGTTTAAGAATATCTTGTTCCAAGTCAAATCGGTCATACTGTGAAAATAATTTCATTTCTTTTTCCTTTGTTTTACTGCTGCTTCAAAATCTGTAAAGTACCACTCACCCAAGATATCAATGGCGTAGATCACCTGCTTCCAGCGGTCTACATCTTCTGCATGCGCCAACCGGTCACCTTTCTTTACGCTCACGATATCTCGTTTCAAATCAACATACGTGTCAACCAAACCTTGGCGGACAATCTCGTCGATAAACTCGTCGTCTAATTTAAACCACATTTTTAGCCCTCTTTTGTAACTCGCGATCAATGTACCAGCGTGCTTTTTGTAAGTCTTCAATTGCATCTGCCTTTAAGTCTGCGCGCCAAATATATTTGATCGCGTTGCCTAAGTTGAAACCCATGTGCTCCGTGATCTGGATACATTCAACACCACTGGGGTGCTCGGTGTAATGCCTCGGCTGATTGACTGGATCATTCATACATCCCCCCAGTTTCGGATCTCCTCCAAGACTCCCTGCGCCTCGGCGTCGGTGTCACAAAAGAAAATCTTGTTAACGCTGGCGTACTGGTCCGCGTCTAGATGTTCACCATGGATGACGTCAAAGATAACCTTTCCGTCTTGTACGTGTTCAACAACAAAAATCATACCCTTAACTCCTTTTTAATAAACTCAATGCCCTTGTCAAAATGCCAACGCCAGTACTTCTCTGTCACGTCAATGTCTCGGTGTGTCTTACCCTCCAAAAAGGCCTCTAACACAATCCGCTGCTTCTCTGGCATTAGCTTCTCAATCAAGCGCCTAATATCCAACAGATCCTCCACATCCCAAGGAACCCAGCCGTCTGAGATGATCTCTGGGTGTGAATCCGGTTCGTCCCGCTCGATGGGGTCGATTTCCTCGTCTGATAATTTGGTTCTCACCGCGTTAACTTTGTAGATTTTTGTTATTTTCATAGTGTGTATATTAATGCAAATTCAGAGCACTTAATAATGCGTCCTGCAAGTTTATTTTACCTTCTAGTATCTTAACTACCTGCATATCAATACTTTTTTCTACAGTTAAGTGGTGAATGATCACCGGCTTGGTTTGTCCCTGACGATAGATCCGAGCGTTGGCTTGAATGTAGTTCTCCGAGCTCCATGGCAGGTCAAACCACACGGTCTGGGCTAGGTCACCAGCATTACACTGCAGGTTCAAACCAATGCCACCAGACTGAGGGTGTGCCAGCATGATTGGCACCTTACCTTCGCGCCATGCCTGCATGTTATCGTCACTTAAAACCTCGGCCGTTGGGAATGCCTCCTGTATGCGCTCCAATGAATGCTTAAAGTGATAAAAGATCAGCGTGGGTGTTGTCGATTCGGCCAACAGTGATTCCAAGAATTCGATCTTGGCCTTGTGGACTTGCACCCACTCACCGTTCTCCGTATAGACAGCGCCCGATGAGAATTGTAGCAACTTACCAGAAAGCACTGCTGCGGTTGGTGCAGTAATCTCAAACTCTTTCAAGCCCAGCACCAGATCTTTTTTAAGGGTCTCGTACTGACCTGCCTCTTCCTTGCTTAACGCAAGGCTATGGTAGAGCTTGGTGCACTCCGGCAGCTGCAGGTAATCATCAGCCTTCAAACTAACACAGATATCAGAAATCTTTTCTTGAATCTTCTCCACAGTGCCCGTCTTCGGCTTCCAGCTGTACACCACCCTCGTGTGGCGGTTCACCTGATCCGGCTGCATGTAAAGGTCTCGGAACTTGGTTAATGAGGTTTCTAATCTCGATCCCAGATCCAAAATACCCACTTGGCTCCATAAATCCGAAATACCCTGCGGGGAAGGGGTCCCCGTTAGGATCAATTTGCGCTTGAATGACTTCAAGTGTTTCTTTAAGGCCTTGAATCTTTTGGTCGATGGATCTTTGAATCGACTGCTCTCGTCGATCACCAAATTGTCGAAAGTAATCCCCTCGTCCAACAACCAGATTAAGTTTTCTAAGTTCACAACATAGATTGATGAGTTCTGTTTGAGCGCGGTTAACCGCTGTTTCGGCGTCCCTAAAACTTTGCTCAATGAGAGCTTTGAGAGGTGATTCCAATTTGTTATCTCCTTGTCCCATACATTTTCTGCCACCCGCTTAGGGGCTACTATGAGCGTCTTGCCCTTGAATTGTTCCGCTATGATCGTCAACGCCGTCACAGTTTTCCCCAGGCCCGGCTCCATGAACAACCCCATGCTGGGCGTCACCTTGGCCTTGTTGATCATGTCCAGCTGGTACTGGTGTAGTTGATTTCTCTTTAGCACGTGTCTCTCCCCATATCCAATCCGCAATTGCGTAATGCTCTACCATTGTACCTTCGCCCTTGATGCGGTTGGCCCTGTGCGATATGAATGCCACATTGCCAACCACGTACCCAAACTCTGGAACAATACGGTCCAGCTGTGGCCCATTATCTAAAAACTTCCCACTTCCCAATCCTGATAAGCCCCACTGAAACGGTGTTCGGAATATCGGACACGCATCACCCGCAATCGACCTCAAGTATTCTGGAGTGATGTTGAATGGCAAATCGTTTTTTATAGCACGCTTCCGTGCATTGGAACACGTGTTAGCAATTTGCTTTTTCTTAGGGTCTTGTGCCATCTATGAAGTTCTCTACGTCGGACTTACTTCGTATCACCGTCACAGGAAACCCATGGGCTTCGAGGTCGCGAAATACGACTTTTTGCCTTTCCGACAATAAGCCCCGCAAGGTCTTCAACTCCACGTACCACGTCTTTTGATGTAGGATTACTATGCGGTCCGGCACTCCCGTTACTGTTGATATCCACTTGTAACTTAGGCCCCCCTCCGCTTTTACTTTTTTGTTTAGGTACTGCTCGATTTCCTTTTCTAGCATTCTTTTCTTTCTCGTTAATGACTGCCTGCGTCAACTGCGCGACGATGTGTTCAGTTAAATATGCGCGGGACTCTTCACCAATCTCGGCAATGTCCTCGCCGATGTGGTCAAAGATCCGGCACACGCAATGTGTTGCCTCGTGTGCAATCACGCCGGCAAGGTAGGCTGGACCTTGGTCGCATTCAGCCATGTCAAACGCCAGCACGATGATCCCATCACGGCCATCTGAAATGTAATGCGTTTCACCAATGCCCACATCCAGCGCAGACGCCTTAAACGTGATGTTGTGGTCCACCAAAATCTTTTGGAACTCAACGTCACTAAAGCACAGTTTGATCTGTACGTTAAAGAACCCAGCGTCGACGGCATAGTAGTTATACTTTTTTGCCATCTTTGACTACTTTCTTTGGTGCGGCTTCTTTGCGCAATTCCCGAATAATGCCATCCAGCCGTTTGTTTTCTTTTTCCATGTCAAAGATCAGGTCCGCCAGCTCCTTGATAAGCTCCTGACCTTCCTCAAAGCCGATGACAAACATCTGCTCGTTGGTACGGACCTGCATGTCAACCTTGTTGCGTTTGGACCAAGTGACGTATGCGAAATGTGCTTGTTCTGACATTAAAAAATCTCCTCTTCAAAGTTGCTAATTGATTCAATATATTTCTGGGCCTTTGCATTCAAACGAACCCCGCGGTAGATGTGCACCCGCTCGCCGCCTTCACGCAATAGCTCAACACCGACCTTGTGTTCCTGCGTGGACGCCAAGAATCGACGCTTGAACGCCAAGTCGGTGCCCACCGGAATGTTCTTCTTCAACGCCCAGTGTTTGTAGCACCGAAACGCATCGTCCTTAGATACCTGCGCTGCTGGGTCAAACTCCAGCGCCTCATCAGCAAACGACCCCAGTACGTTACCGATTTCTTGCATGAGCTCGAGATAAACTTCGCCGCTCTTAGGCTGGATAAAGTACCCACCACGTTCAAGGCGTCGTGTCAAACCACCAAGCGCCCAGTTAAAGATACCACCCAGCTCGCTCTCCAACTTGACCGATAGGTCGGCGTCTTCTTTGCCGTAAAAGCTGTTTGACATTTTAAACACAACCATACGGCCGGTCAGAGCGTTTGAGTTCTCAGTCAGCTGCAACGCCTCGTTAGAGTAGATCACGATGCGTGTTGGCAGGTAGCCGTTCCACGCCTCCTTGTTCTTACGGTTCACGGTGATAGTATCTCCGCCAACAATACGCAAAAGCTGGCCAACGACCGCAGAGCGGTTACGATCAGGGGCGCGGGCGTCAGTAAAAGAAGCAAGTAGCTTACCAAGCCAAGGTTGTAGGCCAAACGAATCACCTAGTTCTCCCAGTTCAGGCGCGACGGTATTATGCTGCCCAAGCAGCGACACCAGCACCTTGTTGATCGTGCCCTTACCCGAACGGCGCGGACCGATGATGTTGAAAAACTTTTGCTGGCGCGTGTCACCACTCAGGATGTACCCAAACATCTCTTGCAGGGCTTCAATCGACTCCTGATCGTCCGGCCATACTTGGCTCAGGAAGTTCATCCACACCGGACACGCCGCGTCTGGATTGTACTCAAACGGCAACGAGTTCTGTGTGAAGAAACCCAGCGAGTGTGGCAAGATCAGGTAATCCTTCAGGTGGAACAGACCGTTCTTAACGCTCACCAGCTGCGATGCCTCTGGCTTGTTTGGTGCGTAGGCGTCCAACCAAATCGGTGGCTTGGTGTTGGGCTGGTTCTCCAAGTGGACAACCCCCTTGATGGCATCCAACGCCCCAGACACGCTGGCCGGTGTTGGCGTAAACGGAACGATCGCGCCCTTCTTGCCAGGCTTCTTACAGTTGTCCAAGAACAGGTACAACTTCGAGCGAATTGTTGCCTCTTCGAGAATCTGGTAGTGGGTGTTTACGTAAACGTAAAACTCGTCTGCGTAGTGCACCAAGCGATATCCTTCTTCGCATGAGTACACGTTGTCCAAGAACGACTTAGCGTGGTTGATGGGGTTACCGGCGTCCAACACGATTTCGCCGCGCGCCATGGCCTGTTTACGGGCCTCGTGGTGGATTTTAAACAGCAACGAGCGCAGTGTGGCACCTTGGCCGCGAAACGTGCGCCACTTACCCTCGCAGCTCATTGGGCCGTTGGATATGTACGAACCGACGTTACCATCGCCATAACTCCAGCGCTCCCACAGCTCCAAGGCCTCTAGGTCGCCACTAAACTGGTGGTGAAGGGCAAAGCCTACCTGCAACCAATCAGCGTACCCACAGCTCGGGTCCAAGCGTGGCAAGATCTCTGTCTCGACACGGTGCAGGTCATACCCCTCCAGTGGCGGCACGTAGTCCGCAAACGCATCCCCTGTGCGGTGGATTGTGCGCTCAGGTACGAAGGACGTAATGTCCTGCTCTGCCTCGGGGATCTCTCCGCCAAGGTAGTGGCCTGTCACCGTAAAGTAACGACCGCGGTTGTACACCTCCAAGCCCAGCGTGTGGTCAACGTGGGCCGATTGCAGGTTGGCGCGTGTGAAAATCTTGATGCCCGTGCCGGATGGGGATACCTCTGCGTAACCCTCGACTTGATTGGCAATGGTCTCCAACGTCAGGTTGGTGAACTCTTTGGCCTCGTGGTCGTAGCAGTCGTCCAGATCGACGCCGGCCAAGTTGTCCGAATCGTCAAACACGAACCCAATGCCATCAAAGCGCTGGGGTGTCTGCTGGTACGCCTGTTGGACCGCCAAGAAGTCCGTCCACGTGGCTGGATCGTTTGAACGGGCGGACTGGCCGTTGGCCTGTGAGGGCAGTTTGCTCCAACGCTTGTTGTCACCGTCACCAACCTCGACCAATTTCCACATCACCCAGCGGGGAATGCGTTTAAGCTCCATCGGGATGTTTTCAAACATCACGGGGAGGGCTAGTGGTTTAATCATTCTGTATTTCCTTTGTGTGCTTACATATTAATGCAAACATTATGGCAGTTCTTACCGGCCAAATGGAATAGTTGAAAGAATATTCATAATTTCTTCATCAGTTTCAAACTCAAACTCAAAACCAAACTGCAGGGGCTGTGGTTTGACCTCGGGCTTGGCTTCAGGTTGCTTGTTCGCGTTGTCTTCGTGCATGTGCTTGATATCGTGTTCGTTAATCATGTATTCTTCTCCTTTGGTGAGGCAATGTAAACCAGCAAATCTCTGTCGAGTTCCCTCATCCAGATAACGCCTTCGTCAAACAGGTCGCTAACCGTCCCTACAAGTTTCAGCTCTGGCTCATACAAACCCAGCCGCACATTCTCATCGTGCAAGGCTTGCAGGTGTTGTTCTGCCTCAAGTCGATCATTACGGGCGCGTAATAGGCGGTTCTCTTGCTCCAGCTCCGCCACCATCAAGTCCAGCTCACGCTCTTCGTTGTTCATAAAACTATCTCCACGGGGTGTTGAGTTTCGATCCATACGTGCGCGCCGCAGGACAACGGCTTGTCGGGACTGTAGACCACCTTGCTGGGGCCATGGATGACGACCTCATGCGCGTAGATGTTAGACTTGTATGTTTTGACCGTCAGCACGGGGTCAGTCTTGCCGTCCTTACGGTTTGACTTGATTACGTGCTGGTTGACGTGGACTATCGTTTTCATCCAAGTAAGTCCGAGTCAAAGTGCAAGTACTCAGTCAATTCCATCCAGATGGCTTCACTGATGGCTGACTTGATTGCGTCTGCATTCATCTCATCCTCGTCCATGTTGCACGCGCGGTTGTAGCCGTGCTCAATGCCGGTCTCGATACAGTTCTCAATGATTTTGAAAAAGTTAGGGCGCATTTGATTATTCCTTAGTTAAAAAATAGACGACGTACAGCAATGATGCCAGGGTTAGTGTAACACCTAATGCAATCAGTCCCAATAGGGTTAGTAGGCTTTCAATCATAGTTGTCCCATGATGTCACCACAAAGCTCAGTGCGAGGAAGGTCTCGCCGTCCCACACTTCTTTACGGACATAAAATCCACCAGTGCCGCTAGTACCATCGGCGTGCTCAGCGGCATAGTTGAGCATTTCACGCGCACGTTTGCGAAGTCTGCCGATTGTTGGAACCCCTTCGCCAGACCACTCCCATTTCAAGAACACCATCACCTTGTGGACTTGTTCAAAGTCAAACTCGTCCAAGATATCGTCAATTTTTGCTCTCATTTTTTGCCTGCTTTCTTCATCATCTCGGGCGTGGTGCTGATACGCTCCGTCTTGCTGATGCCAAAAAAGGTTCCATGGTGTGGGTTTGTCTTGCGCTTCTCCTCCACGTACTTAGTCATTAACTGACCGTTCCTTGACTGGTTTGACATTTTGCGCACACTTTCTAAAAAGTCCATTAGATAGGTCTGTGCGTAGTCTGGGTGGAATGCGTTGATTGTCATAGTTTACTTTCGTCAAAAGGCCATACGATGATGGGGGTTGAGTTTCCGACGTAGGCTGCCTGAATGTTGTAC